ACAAACGCCAATTTTTATTCGCCAAGCAAAGCCAAGGATGGACACTACACCAACAGAATCAAGCAGCTCCGGGATGATTCCCGAAAGCCTGAAGGATCACAAGGAACTTTTAACCAGGCTCGATCATCACGCAAGCATCGTCCTCTCTAATGAGGAAGATGCTTTGCGTCGTTGTCAACTTTTGCGGCTATATGCCGATGAAGTTGGGTTTCCAATCACGGAAAAAACAGCAGCGATACTGTTGCTCAGGGCGCAAGGTGCAGTTTCAGGTGTCTGCTTGCCGCGAATGCGTGGCGAAAAAATGGACACAACTCCTACGCCTTGGGCCTGGGAAGGTGTCATTATGGCAGGCACTTTTAACCTGCTTGTAGCGCCACCAAAGGTGGGTAAGTCTGCACTGATGGTAGGAATGATTAGCGCATGGTTTCACGGTGAAGAGTTCTACTTAGGGCAGCGATTGCACGGCAATTGTCCAAATATATATATCGTCGGAACAGATCAACCTGAAAGCGACTGGCACACGTTGTTCAAGCGTGAGGGTTTAGTTGATCGCGAAGGCAACATGGCTGGGCCTGTTGAGATGCTTTGGCACACAGGAGCGCCTTTGCATCTCACAGAAGGTGGGATTGCGCATCTCGGGGAGATAGCTGCTGCGAACCCTGGATCATTTTTTTTGTTGGACAGTTACCACAGCTGTGTTGCTGCGCTTGGAATTGACGAGGCAACCTCAGCATTTGATGGCCCTGCAAGGCAGTTAGCAGAAGCTCTAGCGCCTCACAAAGCCACGCTGGCAATGATCCACCACACCAACAAAAGCGTGAGCGGTGGTAACGCAACCAATGCCAGCAGAGGCAGCAACGCTTTGCCTGCAGCAGCCAGCCTCACAATCCTCATGAACTGGTTTAAGCAGCCTGCTGAGGGCCAGACACAGAACGATTATCGCGTGGTCTTGAAAACGCAAGGCAGAGCAAAGGGAACAACGCTGCTAATCGAGCTGCAAGACGATGGCTGGATTCATCACGGTGATGGCGAAAGCGTATTGGCTGCAGAAGCGATCCAGGAGGCTTCAGACGAGCTGCAAGGGCGTCAAGCGGACATCTTTGACTACCTGTGCGACAGATGGGCTGCAGGTGAGTTTCCGGTTACGACGACAGAGCTGCAGGACGTAGCCAAGTGCAATGCAAGCAAGGTCAACCGTGCTTTGCGTGCGCTGGAGAAAAAGTCGCTTGCAAGGCAGGAAGGACAGCTTGAACCTTTGGTTTCTGGTGGCCGTCCTCAGCTTCTGTGGGTCCCTAACACCCCCTCCCTGGAAAGTGGTGAAAATAGGGGCACAAGGGGAACAACCTCGCGCGCGTCATACGAAATAAGGGGTTATTCCCCTTTTTCCCTTAGTTCACCCACTTCTGGGGGAGGGGTAGCTGAGGGGGTTTTACCCCCTACTCCTGGAACACCTGTTGAGCTGCATCGAAACGGTGTCTGGAGCAATGGTTGGGTTGTTGTTGACGCAAGCAATGCCGACAGCGTCAAGGCAGCAAAGCTTGGCAATACCAACATCACTGTTGGATCACTGCGATGGGATCTGGATGTGCGCCTTTGTCAATCCAGCCCGTTCAAGGCAGCTCCTGAGCCAACGGATATATATGACCCGTTTGACTTCTGATGGCTGGTATGCCATACTTAATTTATTGGGAGGCGGAGACGCTTCTCACACAACACCTCAAAACCATGGATTTCCACAATCAACGCCTCAACCTGTTTGAATCCTTTGAACGCTTTCAAGATCAACTGGAAGCCGACAACCTCCTCAAGCTTCAACAGTCAGAACCTTCCAGCCGCTACTACGTCGAAGCATCACTAAACGGCAAACGTGAATGGACTGAGTGGGCTTATGACGAGCATGAGCTTGACCTCTTGAAGCAAGATGCAAAAGATTGCGGCTTTGCTTACACAGTTGAGGAGGTTGACTGATGGCACACCTAAACCAGGGTAACTGGCTTGTAGAAAACAATCTGCTTGTCAACAATGTTCAAATAAGCACTAGGGAAGCCAAACGAATTTTCACTAAAGCCATTAAACAAAAAAATAAACCTAAACCTTCATCAGCCACTGGTTTTGGTTAAAAATTACGTCGGGGAGCCTGATGCCTGACTTTTCCCCCAAGCAGGCTGAAAGCTATAAAATACCGAAAGGGAAGGCAAGGCAGCTTTGAGGTGCTGATCTATCCCCCGACACTTAACGACCGCACACGTTCACCATTTGGATCATGACCATTTCAGTAGAGCCCAAAGACGTTATCTCCTGTGAATTTGGCAGGAGAGCAGGCAGCAAAGAACACCTAGTTGTTCTTTATGTCTTAGATACAGAAAAACGCTACGCAGGCGAAACAGTCCTCTGCACTTTGGCTCCTAGCCAAAGGTGGATTCTTGACTTGTCCCCTGGTGATTTTGTAGATGTTCGCGAAAAAAGCTTCAGAGAAGGTCGCGAAGAGTGGCTTGCTGATGCAATGCCAAACAACCGTCAACCCTCCTATGAAACAGTCATCCAAGAGACTTCAATCCAAACGACTATTGAGACAGGAGTTAAAACCTGTTCTCCTGCGTTAGCCCCTGAACCGCTTTCAGGGCCGGAGATTAAAACATATATAGCCGATCCTGAGCTTTTCTCTATTTTCAACACGCTCAGTTCTTACGACACTAAAAAAGAAGCCGGAAGGCTTTTACTTGAATACGCTTTGAAGGATCTTCGACCTTTTTGCAAGGCAATGGAACCTTCACAGCTTTATGACGTGTTGAAAGACTCCTGACCTCTTTGCCCTGCCACTAACCCTGGCAGGGCTTCTTACTAATGACTAAACAAGACACCCTTCGCGCGAAACAGCGCCAAAATGACCTCAACGCTTTTCGTCGCTATGAACGCCAATACTGGCTTGCCTACGCCCGTAGCCAAAATCCGCACCCTCCCAACTGGAAATGTGCAAGTCACAGTCGGCAACTTCAGAGGTGTTGTCAGCTCGACGCGCTCGACTGAACACAAAATCCGTCAACTCCGCTCCTATTGGCAAAAAGCTCATCATCGTCAAATGTTGAGCTAAACTTTGCTCAACTTTGTTTTGATGACGTTGGCATCAATATCAGATCTAAAGTCAGATCACAAAAATGCTCGACGTCGTACTGATCGATCTTCTGACTTAATTAAAGAATCGCTGCAACGATATGGTGCAGCAAGGTCAATTGTCATTGATGAAGAAAACCGCATACTTGCTGGAAATGGAACCATCGATGGCGCTAAAGCAGCAGGCATTCGTCGTGTACGCATAATCGAGTCAGAAGGCGACGAAATCATTGCCGTTAAACGCACTGGCCTTTCAGAAGAAGACAAGGTTGGTTTAGCTCTTGCAGACAACCGCACTGCAGATCTCAGCGAATGGGATCAGGAGATGCTGCATCGGCTTTCAGAAGAACACGATCTGGAACCGTGGTTTAATCAAGATGACCTTGATGAGCTGTTAAACGTTACGGATTTGGAGCCTGTTGATGGCAACACTGATCCTGATTACGTGCCAGAGGCACCAGAAGATCCCATAACAAAACCAGGGGATTTATGGATTCTTGGCAACCATCGCCTCCTCTGCGGTGACTCCACTAACCCGCAGCACGTTGAACGCCTCATGGATGGCAAGAAGGCTGACATGGTCTTCACTGATCCGCCTTATGGCGTCAGTTATGAAGGTGGACATAATCAGAAGAAACGTGATCAAATCAAAAACGATGCTCTGCAAGGAGCAGATCTGACTAATTTGTTTGCTGATGCACTTGCCTCGGCACTTCCTGTCACTGCTGATCACTCAGCTTTTTATATTTGGTTTGCCTCTGGGAAAAGCGTTGAGACATTTGCTTCCTTCTCAAATTTGCCGCTTGATTTGCGTGCTGTAATCCAGTGGTACAAAGTTCGTTCTGGGTTGGGAGCCTTCATGGCCCAATACATTCCAAATTGCGAACCTTGCATTTACGCCTTCAAATCGGGTTGCTCCCCGCAATGGTTCGGTCCAACTGACGAGAAGACCGTTTGGGAGCTGCAGAAGGAAGCAAGCAATGATTTTCATCCAACTCAAAAGCCAGTTGAGCTGCCTCGTCGCGCTCTCCGAAACAGCAGCAAGCCTGGTCAGTTGATTCTTGATTTGTTTGGCGGATCAGGCTCCACATTGATTGCTTGTGAGCAGGATCATCGCCACGCACGCCTGATGGAGCTAGATCCCGCCTACTGCGATGTCATCGTTAAACGCTGGGAAGACTTCACCGGTAACACCGCCATCTGTGATCCTGCTGCGTCACACTTTGTACAAAATGAGCTGACGGACTGATGGGAAAAAAGTCCACCAAAATCGAAATGGACATGCGTATCAACCGTGTTGCTCGCCTTTTGGCAAACGGTGCTGTGCGCTCTGAGATCCTTCAGTACGCAGCAAAAGAGTGGGAGGCGTCAGATCGCACTGCTGACACGTACATTGCTCGTGCTAGGGACATCTTGCGTGCTGACTGGGAAACGGATCGCCTGACTTTTACAGCAGAGATTTTGGCCCAGCTCGCCACGCTTCAAAAAGAGGCCCGAAAGCAAAACAACCTTGGTGCTGCTTTGGGCTGTATTAAGACAGCTGCACAGATCACGCAGATTTTGCAGTGAGCATTCTGGCCCACATTGAAGAAGGTTCAATTCTCAAAAGGATTGGCGAGAATCACACTGCCATTGATGCGTCACTGTTAATTGATCGAGTCAAAGCTGACTTGCATCCAGGGCAGCGGGCTTTTGTGGACGATCAATCCACGCAAATCATTGGTTTGTCTGCTGGTTATGGTGCAGGGAAGACTCGTGCTTTGTGCGCTAAAACTCTTGCGCTGTCAATCGCAAATCAAGGTTTTGTTGGTTGCGTAATGGAGCCAACAGGCCCTTTGATCCGTGATATTTGGCAAAATGATTTTGAGGCGTTTTTAGAGCAGTACGACATTCCGTACAGTTTTAGAGCATCTCCGCTTGCGGAATATGTCTTGCACTTGCCAGGCGGCGACACAAAGATTCTGTGTCGATCGTTTGAGAACTGGTCAAGGATTATTGGCTTAAACCTTGCTTGGGTACTGGCTGACGAGATTGACACGGTGACGCCTTCAATTGCTGAAAAGGCATTCCCTAAAATT